ATCGGGGTAAATAAAAAATGGCATATGTAATCGTTAAAAGTGATGGTACAGTATTAACTACTATTCCTGACGGAACAATTAATACAACCAGTACTGCTATTGGTCTACCGGGTAGAAACTATGCCGGATATGGACAAACGCTAGATACAAATTTTGTACACACACTAGAAAATTTTGCTGATACTGTTCCCCCGGCTAATCCTTTACGAGGGCAACTTTGGTATAATACTAATAATCAAACACTTTATGTTTGTCCGGCTGATGGAGAAACTAATATTGCTGGGTGGTTAGCATTAACAGCTACTGCCAGCGGAGGTACAACAACGTTTGGCGCAGTAACCGTTACTGGAAATTTACAAGCGAATAATATAAGTGCTACTAATAATAGTAATGCAAATGCTGCTTCATTTAACTATCTTACGGTTTCTGCAAATGCAGATATTGCAGATGGAAATCTTACCACAGCCAATATCGGCACGCTCTATACCAGAAATATAACTACAGGAGCCGCAACTACCACCGGAAATATAACAGGACTTTGGACTATCACCGGCGGCGCAGGCGGCGCAGGTGGAAACGCTGTAATTTTTAATACCGGTGGTATATATATTAATAATACCGGGAACTTATACGGGATCAAAACCGATAGATATATGTATGCAAATGGCGACCCGGTTTCTTTTGCAGGCACCTATAGCAATTCAAATGTCTCGTTATTTTTACCAACTTACAATGGTAATGTTCTTGCTGCAAGGGTACAAACTCCGATAATTACTACTGGAGCTAATACTACAACAGGAAATATAACGGGAAATTGGACTTTAACAGCAGGATCTAGATTTAACGCGACATATGCTGACTTAGCTGAACGATTTGAAGCAGATGCAATTTATGATTCTGGTACAGTAGTAGAATTAGGCGGTGAAAAAGAAATTACTGCGGTTAAATATGAACTAAGTGAAGATGTGTTTGGGGTAATATCAAATAGTGTTGCATATTTGATGAATTCGGCTGCCGGTCCAGATAATACCCATCCAGCAGTAGCAGTAGGAGGTCGAGTGCATGTTAAAGTTACTGGAAAAATTAATAAAGGTCAACGTTTAGTAAGCGCGGGTCAAGGTATAGCCAGAGGAGCGTTACGCGGAGAGGCAACAGCTTTTAACACTATTGGCCGTGCATTGGCTGACAAAAAATCAGTAGGGGTTGGCACCGTTGAAGCTATTGTTATCATACGTTAAGGTTAAAAAATGACTTACGCACAATACGGTCTAATAGAAGCAACAGATTATAATACTTTAGCAGGTGGAAACCCAACCACAACATCAGGAACAATTAACTCAGTTTGGGCAACAGGAGGAACTACTGCAGGGTATGGCCAAACTGCGGTAGCTAACGTGGCTGTAGGTGATACAGTAACAGCGGCTCAATGGGCATCATTGGTTAATAATACATCAAATTCTGCTTCTCATCAAGGTACTAATATTACTTCAGTCGCTACACCTGTGGTAGGTGGAACAATTACTTATCTTTCTGCAATACCTACTAATTTAACAACAATTTATAACAGCAGATTGAATGCAGCAACACAGGGATCAACTACGTCCAATGCAGCCGTATATAGTAGTACTTGGTCAACTGGTCTTACTTTTACACATGTGATTACTTTTAGTACGGGTGATGCAGCCCGTTATTTTTTTAACGCAGGAGGTCAACTAAAAATTACATGTACACATGCCAATTCTACTGCAGGTATTAACTTATTATTAAATAATTTAGTAAGTAATATAGGTACTGTAGCATTAAGCGCCCCTTCTACAGGATCGGTGACAATAGCGGCAACAACCTACAATGGTGTTACTAAGATTGGTGGAGGTGGTACTACACCAACTATTTCTACAAATTCAGGGTACTTTGCACTAGGTACATCGAATACAACTATATTTACACAAACTGCTAGTACAGGCCCAGCTGGTTATTTAGGTACATTTATCCGTATGATAGCTAAAACTAATGGTACGCAGGGTGCAAATGGTGATAAAGGCAATATTATTACTATATACACTGTTTGGGATGAAGTGCCGGATGGATTAACCGCAGGTACAAATTCTACAACTACTGTTACTATAGTACCTCCCGAAAATGTTTATCTGCCAACAGCTAGTTGGGGCACCCCAACTATCACGGGCACCGCAACCCTTATATAATTTTATAACGGCTCCTAGCATCCATCTAAATACTCGTAGGAGAGTATTATGGATACCAAGACACTAATTGCAGATGCTAAAACTAGATTTAGTCATAATGCAGCCAAAGCTTATTTAAAAGACAAATACGATAGTAAATTTATCGTTGCTGATCAGGGCGGACTTTGGCGTGCCAATTTAGAAACTATTAATTTTTTAAATTCTGTAACTGATGAAAAAGTTATTTTAATTGACAGATTTGATAACCCAGTAGAGGTAAATAGGCAGGAATTGAAAGATAAATTATACGCAGTATACATCGATAATATGAGTAATTGGTATCAAGAATGGGTTGAACTAGAGAATAAAAGATGAGAGGTGTACTTCTATTTGCGTTTAATAGCCCAAAATTTAACTATTATAATATGGCCGTAGCTACAGCCAAACGGGCTAATCACTTTTTAAATTTGCCGGTAACTCTAGTTACGGATAATCAATCATTGCCTGAAACCCCCAATTATACATTTAATAATGTAATAGTGACCGAACCTGATAGAAATAATAGCCGTGATTGGGGAATATGGATAAACAAGGGTAGATATAAAGCATACGAGTTTAGTCCCTATGATGAAACCATACTATTAGATGTAGATTACGTTATTAATTCTAACAAATTGTTAGACTCTTTTAATTTACCCACTGATTTCTGCTGTCATGATACAACTAGTTTTTTAATGAATCCTGAAGCTACTCAAGAAGTACTAAGTGGTTATAGTTTTAAAACGTTATGGGCTACTGTAATTGCTTTTAAAAAGACTGCACGGGCTAAACAAATATTTGAATGTCTTCGCATGGTTCAACATAATTTTGATCATTATTCAAATATTCATGGGTTTATAGCAAATACTTTTAGAAACGATTACGCATTAACTCTAGCATTAAGAATTGTTAATGGTCATATGGATGTAAAAAATGACATTATTCCATGGAATTTAGTACATATTGGAAAGAATACTAGTATCTACCCTGATTCTGATGATGAATTTAATTCTGAATATACTGTTATGTTCGATAATTGGAAAAGAGGAAAAATTCGTAAAGAATTTATTACTATTAAAGATACTGATTTTCATGTCATGAACAAAGAAAATATGTTGGGATTAATTAAATGAATCGCGGATTTGTGATAATGGCCCAAAATACTACTGAAGTAGATTATGTAAAATGTGCCGAAACTTTGGCTATGAGCATTCATAAAATAATGCCACACGCAAGAGTTTCTATCATTACTAATGACGCCACTACCTATCCAAAATTTGATCAGGTTGTTCCTTTACCATATGGAGATTTAGATATAAATGGTAAATGGAAACTAATTAATGATTGGCAAGTATATGAAGCTAGTCCATATGATGAAACTATAAAATTAGAAGCGGACATGATAATTCCCCGCAATATAATGCATTGGTTTGACGTATGCGGTCAACAAGACATAGTACTGTGTACTACTATAAGAAATTTAAAACAAGAAATTTCGAAGGTAAGGGGTTACCGTAGGTTTATCGATGAAAATAAACTTCCTGATGTTTACAATGCTATTGCATATTTTAAAAAATCTGATACGGCTAAAAAATTCTTTGATATAGTAAGAGATATTTTTGAAAATTGGGATGAATATAAAAATATATTGAGGTGCACACCTCAAGAACCAGTTAGCACCGATTGGGCTTATAGCATTGCAGCGCACATTATAGGTAAAGAAAAGACTACTATGCCTTCATTCAATGAAATGAGTATGATTCATATGAAACAATTCATAAATGGTAATCCAACTGAAAATTGGACTGATACTTTTGTATATGAATGTTTACCGAATCAAATAAGAATTCAAACTATTCCTCAAATCTATCCATTTCATTATCATATTAAGAATTTTTGTGATAAAATCATAAGAGGTTATAAATGAGTGATGAACTAGTCATTCTTTGGGAAGCGCCCAAAATTGATCCTCCTGAATTCCGTTTATATTATGATGATAAAGGAAATGTTGTTTGTTATACCTGTCAAAAGTTAGAAGGTAATTATATTATAATCGATTCATTGACTTATGCTGCGGCAAGACCTGATTTAAGAGTAATAGATGGAAAAATATCAACTGTATCACCTAGTGCAGTGGTATATAAATTAATGCCCTCAATTGAGGGTATGGCGTGCGCTAAAGAAGATATTAGTATTATTTCGGATGCATCAATAGAAGAAACAATCAATTGGAAATTAAGAATATATGAGTTATGATATAATTGATGTAGCAGATTTAGATTGCATCTACTTAAGTTACGATGAGCCACAAAAAGAAGAGTTTTGGCTTAAAATTAAAAATATGATCCCGTGGGCTAAAAGAGTTGATGGTGTAAAGGGTAGCGATGCAGCACATAAAGCAGCCGGCAGGTGGAGCGATACTGAACGATTTATTCTTATCGATGGCGACAATATGCCTGATGAATCATTTTTTAATCTTCAGTTAGATTTTACTGATAAAGATCCCAAATACAAAAAGGCTCAATTTCGTTGGAAAGCCATTAATGCTATCAACGGGTTGAGATACGGCAACGGAGGAATGAGTAGTTGGACAAAAACATATGTCAAAGAAATGCAGACCCATGAACATCAAAAAGACGGAGATTTAGCCCGTGTTGCTGATTTTTGTTTAGATAGTGCAGATAATTTATACTGGGCAATGCATGATTGTTATAGTACTACCTATCCTAATTATACACCTTTTCAAGCATGGCGTGCAGGGTTTCGTGAAGGTGTAAAAATGTGTTTAAATAGAGGAGCAGTTCCAACTATAGATGAATTTAAAGAAACGGTGGCAAGCCGCAATTTAAATAATCTTACCATATGGCATAATGTTGGTGCAGATGTTGAAAATGGCATGTGGGCCATATATGGGGCAAGACTTGGAACTTGGTATACAATGTTAACTGATTGGGACCATACGAATGTTCAGTGGTTCGATAATTATCTTGAACTTTGGGAACCGCAAAAAGATAAAAATCCTGAGATTGCAGCAGAGATTGTGGGTGAAATACTTTTAGATAAATTGGGTCTTCCAATGTGTATACTTAATGCAGAACAAAGTAAATTTTTTAAAAGGCATTATAACGCAGACAAACATAATTTAGGTCCTTTAATTACTGAAATGGACGTGATTCGTAGTATCGAGGGTTGGTGATGAATAACATAAGCAAATACGACCGCATTTTTACTTTTGGGTGTTCTTGGACTAACTATGTTTGGCCAACTTGGGCTGAAATGATTAGATACACCGATCAATCTCCCGAGGTACATAATTGGGGTATTTCGGGCATCGGCAATGTTGGTATATTTTATAGAATGATTGAGTGTGATTTAAAAAATAAATTTACTGAAAATGATCTTATAATTGTACAATGGACCAGTTGGACTAGGGAAGATAGACATGTAAATCGATGGCAAACATATGGTAATATTTTCAATTCATCGTACTACGATCAGAAATTTTTAAAAAAATACTGGAGCTGGGACAATGACGTAATAAAAAATAGCAGTTGTATATTAGCAACTAATAAAATGTTTAACATTGGTTATCAATTTAATATGCTTCCAAATCTATATTCTGAACTTGAATTTCCATTCAGAGATGAAGAATGGCACAAAATTTATCATGATGCATTGCCAAAAATTGATTATTTTCCTAAAGGCTCCGGTTGTTTTAACGGTAAAATGACATATGATGCTCATCCAGATATTAAAGATCATTTAAATTTTTTTAATAATAATATTAAAGATAGGTTTGGATTTACCTTAGAAAAAAATGAATCTGAGATATTAAAATTATATGATTCAATCGTAAAAAACCTAGACCATCTAGATCCTTTAATGATCAACGGCGCCGCAGGCCGTCCGGCTGTTCAGGATCTAATACATAAAGAATGTAAAATTCTTGATTCTAATTTCCCTCATGATCCTCAAGGATTACTATGAGTAACGAACAAAAAAGAATCAATGACATTAAGATTAAAATAGAAAATGAAATAGGGCCTACCTTTTGTCTAGCTAAATGGCATCATGTCACAATGTACTTACAATCAGGTGAAACACATAGTTGTTATCACCCTCAACCACATAGAATCCCGCTAAGTGAAATAATTGATAATCCATCGGCCCTTCATAATACTAGTCAAAAGAAAGAAGAACGTAAATTAATGTTAGATGGGGGTAAGCCTACTGGGTGTCAATATTGCTGGAATATCGAATCAATGGGTCCTGATTATATTAGTGACAGGCATATTCGAAATGCTAGCATCTTTACAGAAGAAAGATATGAACAAACTACTAAAGGAGTTTGGAATCAAAATATTAATCCAGAGTATATTGAGATTAATTTTGGTAATGAATGCAATTTTAAATGCGGCTATTGTCATCCAAAATATAGCACTAGTTTTTACAAAGAAATTGAAAAATACGGACCTGTTACTACGGTACAGAATCATAGATGCGATATAGATTGGATGAAATTATACCAACACGAAGATGATAATCCTTATGTAGAGGCATTTTGGAAGTGGTGGCCTGAACTCCGTAAAACATTAACAATTATGCGTATTACCGGCGGGGAGCCAACTTTACATAAATCTACATGGCAACTAATAGAATCGATTGAATCAGATCCTATGCCATGGTTAGAATTAAATATTAATAGCAACTTAGGGACAAAACCATTACTTATCGAAAGATTGGCTGAAAAAGTTAAAAATCTTACTACTAGTGGAAAAATTAAAAGTTTTAAACTGTTTACTAGTATGGACACGTGGGGTAAGCGGGCAGAATACATTCGTACTGGTTTAGATTTAGAATTATGGGAGAAAAATTTTCATACTTATCTTAAAAATACCAATAGCCCAATTACTTTTATGATTACGTTTAATATTTTTAGTGTAACAACATTTAAAAACTTTTTAGAAAAACTTATCGAATGGCGTAAAATTTATGGATGGTATGACGATTCAAATAATCCACAACATCGCGTAAGATTTGATACGCCGTATCTTAGGGATCCTATTCAATATGATATGAATATTTTACCTAAGGAGGAATTTATGCCATATATGCATGATGCGTTAAATTATATGAGAGATCATACTGATGATAGTAAGTCAGATGCATTTAGTACAATTGAATATGAAAAATTCAAGCGCGTAGTGGATTATATGGCTGAAACAATGTACTCGGAAGAAAAATTACTACAGGGCCGTAGAGACTTTTATAACTGGTTCAACGAATTAGACGAGCGTAGAGAAACCGATATGCTATCTATATTTCCAGAATATTTGGGATTCTACCGCATGTGTCAAGAAATTAATTCACTCAATCCATTATGAATAAAAAACAATTATTAACCGAAAGTAAAACATTTTGTATGCTGCCTTGGATACATTTTAGTACTAGCCCAAGTGGTGATGCGCTTCCTTGCTGTATAGCAAAACCTCTCACTCATGAACATTTTGGGTTTCACCTTCCATTAGGAAACACTACTAAATCAAGCATGATGGAAATTGTAAATTCTACTAGAGCAAAACAGCTTAGACTTGATATGTTGACTGGTATTAGGAATCCAATGTGCAGAACATGTCATGAACAAGATGATTTAAATTTAGTGAGCTTTCGTCACGATTCAAATAATAAGTATGCTAAACATTTTGATAATGCTATAGCCACTACTAATCAAGACGGTTCTTTATCTGAGTTTAAAATGAGATATTTTGATATCAGATTTAGTAATATATGTAATTTTAAATGCAGAACATGCGGCCCCGATTGGAGTTCTCAATGGGAACAAGAGAATATAAAAAATAATATTTACCAACCTGTTATTATCAAAAACGATAATAAAGAATTTTTAAAAGAAATTATTGATCAGATTCCTAATTTTGAAGAAGCATATTTCGCAGGTGGTGAGCCACTTATTACCGAAGAGCATTATATATTATTAGAAGAAATGATTAAACAGGGGCGCACAGACATTATATTACGGTATAATACAAATTTAAGTAACTTAAAATTTAAAAATAAAGATTTGTTGGGTCTTTGGAGTCAATTTACTAATAAAGTACAAGTTTATGCCAGTATAGATCATTATGGGGCTCGTGCTGAATATATAAGACATGGAACAGATTGGGCAGTAGTAGAAGAAAATTTTTTATTGGCTAAAAAATCACCAAATATTCAGATACAAATGAACACGGTTTTGAGTTTATACAATTATACCACATTCTTAGAATTCTATCAATATTTGGCAGACAAAGGTTTGTACTCCAATAGCACCAATTCAATATATTATATGAATTCCCCCGAATTTCTTACTTCAAAAATATTACCGTATCATCATAAAGAACATGGTAAAACAAAAATATTAAAGCTAATAGATATTTTGATATCTTTGAATATTTTAAATAGACCTGAATTAGTAAAACAGGTACATGGAATAATCGATTGGACTATGGCTCCTAGTGAACATACGTGGGAAAAGTACAAAGAAGAATTTCAGGCTACTACTGAAGAACGGGATGAAATTAGAGGTGAAAGTTTTGTCAAAACTTTTCCGGAACTTGCCGACTTAATGGAAAATTAAATGTCATATGATGCTAACTATTTACTAAAAGAAAGTAAAACATTCTGCATGTTTCCGTGGATGCATTTAAATGTAACTCCCAAAGGAGATATTTACCCCTGTTGTAGCAATGATTATACCGTACCGTTTGGTAATACCAAACAATCCAGTCTTAAAGATGCATTTAATAATGATCAAATGAAACAGTTACGGCTAGATATGTTAGCCGATAAACCAAATAAAATATGTAATTTTTGTTATAAACACGAAGAAGCCGGCCCATATAGTTTCAGAAACTATAGTAAAGAACAATTTGGTAAACATTTTGATGAAATAGTTCCTACTACTCTTGCAGACGGTACCGTACCTGAATTTAAAATGCACTATTTTGATATTAGATTTAGTAATATTTGCAATTTTAAATGTAGGACCTGTGGATCAGAATTTAGTAGCCAATGGGGAGCAGAAATGCGAGCCAATTATGATCCAAAACATCCTATAGTGATTCACGCGGATGAAAAGGGCAACTTATTAAGAGAAGTATTAGATCAAGTGGAACATATTGATTTAGCGTATTTTGCAGGAGGAGAACCTACTTTAACAGAAGAACACTATATTATGTTAGAGGAAATGATTCGAAAAAATCGTACAGATATAGTATTGCGGTATAATACAAACGCTAGTAATATTAAGTTCAAAGATTATGATTTACTAGATATGTGGAAACATTTTAAAAGGATTGAGTTAAGCTGTAGTATAGATCATTACGGAGATCGAGCAGAATGGCTGCGGCACGGGACTGATTGGGGATTAGTAGAAAGCAATTTATTAAAATTCAGAGAATTGGATTATGTTTTATTTCAGTTAAACACTGTTTTTTCATTATTTAACTATTTGACTATAGGAGAATTTTATTCGTATTTGAAGGATAAGGGTTTAGTACGCACTAATGATTGGTATAATAGCTTGTATTTAGCAGTACATCCAAGCTATTATAGCGGTAAAAGTTTACCTAAAGAATTAAAAATAGAGGCTGAAAGTAAAGCACTAGTTTGGGCAGATCAACATCGTAATGACGGGACATCATTATCTCGTTTAGTAACAGATGCAGTTAATTTTGCAAAAGATTCTGACACTTGGGCTGAAAATAAAGAAACTTTTATGCTGCATACCGGTGCAGGAGACAAGCTAAGAGGAGAAAATTTTTGGAAAACGTTCCCTGAATTAAATAAATTACAGTGTTTGACGGAGTAAAAATGCAAGATCCATTAGTAATAGAAAATTTAGTTAAATTTGGTAAACATTTTTGTGTATTACCTTGGGTTCATTTTCATTCGTGGCCAGACGGAAAAGTGATGCCATGCTGTGTTGCAGATAGTAATATGCCAGTGGCAAATCTCAATGATGGTGAATCTATCATTCAAATGATGAACAGTGAAGCTTATAAAGAAATTCGTTCAGCGATGCTAATAGACGAACCAGTTGAAGCATGTAGACGGTGCTACGACTTAGAATTATTAGGCACATGGACTATGCGTAAAAGTCATAATAAACGTAGGGGACTTGAATATGTTAGTATGATATCAAATAATACTGACAATGATGGTACTATTTCTGACTTTGAGATGAAATATATGGATTTGCGCTTTAGTAATATGTGCAATATGAAATGCCGCAGTTGTGGCCCAGGATGTAGTAGTCTTTGGGCACAGGAGTACATCGATAAAAAAGGTACTGCTGAATATGAAAAACATTTCAAAACTACCAAAGTTGTGATTAATACCTCAGAAGAAATGAGTTTTATGAATAAATTGAAACCATATTTAAAAGATGTATTGGAAGTTTACTTTGCAGGCGGAGAAATTATTATTACACCTGAACATTATGAATGTTTAGATTATTGGATTGAGAATGGATTGACCGATCAAGTTGAGCTAACGTATACTACTAATTTTAGTTCAATGAAGTTCAAAGATAAAGACTTGCTAGGATATTGGAAAAAATTCCCTCAATTAAAAATTTGGGCTAGTTTAGATGCACACGGGGATATTGCAGAAACTATTCGTAAAGGAACAGATTGGCAAAGAATTGTCAATAATATCAAAACATTAAAAGAACAACTTCCCCATGCTCAGTTTCAGATTACTCCGACCATTAGCATTTGGAATGTGTTTAGTTTTCCTGATTTTTTTGATTACTTAGTTAAAGAAAATTTAATTGATGTTAACACATCATCCCCTAGATTTAATTTAGCTACGTCTCCGTGGTACGCTAATATTATGATATTGCCTTCATCAATGAAGCGTGAATTAGTAGAAATATATAAAACATATGCAGCTAGATATGAAAATATTAATACTGAGTTGAGTCACGGATTTACGACCATAATTCAGAATTTAAGTGTGGGTGAAGAAAATAAAGGCGGTATACTTGAGTTTAAAAAATTCAACGATGAACTAGACACATTTAGAAATGAAAAAATAGAAAATATTATTCCAAAATTTAAAGAGCTTTATCAATGGGCCGAAAGTTAATCGCTATAGAGGCTCCGGAGCCCTATCTAGCAATTACTTGGCAAGTTAATAATTATTGTAACTTTAAATGTAGTTACTGTAACCCCGGTAATTGGGGAGGAACTGACATCAATGATGGAAATTTAGATTTATATATTAATAATCTAGATACTATCATTAATCGATATAGAGAGATAGGTTATAAAAATTTTAAATTTTTCTTTAGCGGGGGAGAACCCACAGCATGGAGAAATTTTATTCCAATTTGTGAATGGTTGTATAAAGAACTTCCGCATGCCACTTTAGCAGTTAATACGAACCTAAGTCGACCATTAAAATGGTGGGAAAAAAATTATTATTTATTTGATGATGTTGTTGCTAGTTTTCATGTTGAATTTGCTGATAAAAACCGTTACAAAGAAAACAGCATATTTTTATGTGATAAAGTAAATTATTTGGCTACTAAAATGCTACTTCATGAAGAAAGATTTTGGGAAGTGGTGGAATTCGGTAAACATTTAAAAACCGTGATGCCAAATTATTTTATTGAATGGACTCCTCTTTTTGATGAGATGAGTGTGAACGCAGGACCGTGGACATATAAAGATCCTATAAAAATTCAATTTGTCAATGATTGTACCTCTGAGCACCAACAAACTAAACCAAAGCCCGATAAACGGTCATATTTTAATGTAAGTTATAACAGATATGATGATTATCATTATGAAGTATGTAATAGTAATGAAGTTATTGTTGCTGGTAACAATTATTTCAGTGGATGGAATTGTAATGTAGGCGACGCTATTTTTATTAATCCAGTTGGGGGTGTAAGTTTAGCTAGCTGCGGTATGGGCGGACATGTTGGTCATATATTACAGGATATATCTCGTGTTGGCCCTAAACAAATTGTTTGTAAAAAGGAACACTGTCATTGTGGCACTGATATTATAATACCTAAATTTATAAAAAATGACTATACTTAATAGAAATTCGCATTTTAAAATTACTACTAGCATGGAATCGGTTGGTACTCCTCATTGGACTACACCTACCATTGAAAAAATGACGAACAATATAATATTTGATGTATATGATTTTGATGAAAATAAAGATTATTGGTTTATTGAGATATATAACGGAAATGCATTCGAGTGTTATCCTATAGAAACCATTCTTCCTGAAGAAATATTGAGAAAAATTTACAATAAAGAAGTAATATTATTAATTTCAAATACCCATGAAACTTATCACAGTTGTATTACTGGAATTTATAGAGATATTATAGTCAGAGCTAATATACCCATAGAACAAATAATATTTTTGTCTGAGTCTATTGATATAATGGACGAAGTAGACATTGTAAGAAAAAAATTCAATTTAGAAAGAATAGCTGTAGAATGGATAAGAATATTCGAATTTAACGCAAAAAATGAGTTGTTACATACCTTTCTTAATCCACCGCTGACTCTTCAACATAAACATTATAATAAAAAGTTTTTAAGTTTTAATCGGCACATGTTAACTCACGGTAGATTACATCGCGGCTCATTAATAGCATTATTGTGCGCTATGAATTTGTTAGATAAGGGATTTATCAGTGCAACAATGTCAGCCACCGGTGAAACATGGCATAATATATTAGATGAATTAAAAGTACATCATAGTGATAACGCAGAATTGATCAACCTAATACAGACCAGTGAACAAAAAATATTAAACATTGGTGAATTAACATTAGATATGGACAGAATTCTGTCAGAAAAACGAAATAACGCTAGCCTATGGCCTTCTATTTCTGATTTTTATGCAAATTCTTATTTTAGTGTGGTAACAGAAACAAATTGTTTTGCTAAAGGTATCATGCTCGGAGATCTGAGTCCGCCGGGAAGAGTTCTAAGTGAAAAAACATTTAAAACAATTGCTCTTAAACATCCTTTCATTGTTGTGGCTCGGGCTAATACCTTGAGTGCTTTAAAAGAAATAGGATACAGAACTTTTAGTTCATGGATAGACGAAAGTTATGACAATGAGTTAAATGAATCTGCTAGAATGTTAATGATAGTAAAAGAAATAAAAAAATTGTGCGAATTATCGCCCGATCAATTAGTTCATTTTTTAAATGATGCTAAAGAGATTTGTGAATATAATTTTCAAGTTTTGATGAGTAAAAATAAATGGACAATCAAATTAAACTAGTAAATATCAACTTAACCATATTTCTTCATTTCTCTTACTGGATCATTTAATTTTTCTGCCATTTTATTTTTTAAATCGTACCGTTTATGCATTACATCTCTAACATGCAATGCTCTGCGTCCTATTTCAGCCAAATCATACATATTTTCAACTCTAAATTTTTTGAAATCATCTTCTAAATCCCATACTTCAGCATGGACTTGGTATAATTGATCTAATTCTTCTTGTATTAGTTGAAAGTCTATATCATGCAATTGTTCTGTGTAGAAGTCTAGTTCTTCTTTATTATTACCTAATTTTGCAAATTTTAATTTGGCAATACAATAACGGTCTACTAATTCTATTATTGGGAATTTCATAAGTTATCTTTAATTAAGTTTAAAATTTCAATCTGCTGCTGAGGTGAGGTATGATAATGAGCATCGCCGAAGAGATCAACATAATTCTGTTTATATGTGTCACCTGTAATACATTCATACCACGGAACTTCAGTAATTGGCATATTAAGTAAATCAATAACTAACATAGCAGGTATGTTACTTACATATAATTTATGTAATACTGCTCGCATACACCATAAATCAATTTTTCTTTTCATCATAGGTGAATACATATACATGAACCATTGTTTTATAGCATCATCCTTTTTTTTGGGAGCATGAATTTTAGGGAATTTTGTTATAATTGGCTCATGTAATAACGATACAAGATTCTCACTAATTAAGGACGGTGAAGTATTATTATTTAATATCTTAGGATAATATGATATGTCAAATAAGCTTGCACACCCATTTACATATCTATTATCGTTGTCTTCATCTGAAGTAGTACTTAATTCTATACGGTCAATGACCGTGGTCCCAAATAATATTAGATCAGGTTTATCTAATATGGCCTGTTCAATTTGCAGTGCAATTCCACCGTTACTCATTCCCCCGCGAGCATATGTCACAAGGTCATATCCTAATTCCCTAGCAAACAATTCTGAAAAATGTGTATTTTTATAATTATTATAATCCGGTGTCATCCAACTATCACCGCATACTATTAATTTTGGCATATTTCTACCTTAGGAAAATATTTTAAAAAAACATCTTGTTCAATGTCACGCACAGTTTTGATTCTTTTGCTGATCTCTGTAAAAAAATTCCAAGCTAACGGCATAAACACAAGACGATCATTTGTATTATATTGTGTGATAGTATCAGGACCTTTTATAAGAATTTTTGTTCCCGGAGTATATAAATTATGTTTTAATGGATTATCATCTATAATTAAATCTAACTCTACATCTAGAAAATTTAATAAGGTATTTCCTTTTGCAGCCGCACCGTAACCAATTATTTTATAGCCATTAAACTTGTAAGACTCTATAGTACGCTTTAACTCAGACATATTGGTTCTGACATTATGTTTCCATACAGTATAGGTATTAATGTCTAACAAAGACTCTTCAGTCTTTATTTTTTCGTCAATGACAGATGAAATATTATTGGCACTTAAAACGAATAGGTAACTATTACCATGAACAGGAGTTTTAATAACATTGATTAAGTGCAGCCCGGCTCGTTTGGTTAACTCATTCATACTATTAATATTAAAGAAATTAATATGCTCGTGGTATATAGTATCAAATTCATTATTCATGATCATGTCGGCTTGACTAGTTTGAATGAACAGTAGAGTGTGATCATCCATTAATTGTTTACAGGTTTCTAGAAATTCTAATGGATTGGGATTGTGTGCAAAAACGTTTTGAGCAATAATTGCATCAAACTCATACTTAATTTTACCTACTATATTAGGGCTAAAAAAATCGCATATTATGTCGTGTTTTAATGAACTGATGGGAAATATGTTTTCTGCAGGGTCGATCCCAAATGTATTGAACCCTCTGATTTTAAATGAATCTAATTGAGTGCCGTCATTGCATCCAATATCTAAAATATTAGCTGTTTGCCGATTTAACTTGCTAATTACATAATTAGCAAACCATTCACTATAATCTTTTAATGTTTTACTAGTGCCGGTTACATATAAGTAATTTTTATAGATGGTCGATGGATCAACCGTATGAGTTAGTTGAAGATGATAACAACTTCTACATAGATTTACTGCTAGTGGGATTTTTTCTTCATATTCACTTTTAGTTCTCAGATAGCTATTAGCTAACGGTTGGATACCTAAATCAAGAGCCATTGACAAATTTTTACTGTCACACGCTAAACAATATTGGTTGTATTTTATATTATTCATATTTAATAAACTGATTTCTATCGCTGAAGGTTGTTTGATCTATTTTAGAGATAATATCTGCAATAATTGAACCTATTGATTCTTTAAATTCAAAATTATATGCTTGCTGAAATTTTTGAGTATTCATTATAAAGTCATAAACCCCTACGATATCGGGCTGAGTTTGGATGCTAGCTTTGGTGACTTGATTCACTGCACTACTAATATTATTAACGGTGTCATAAAAGCTGGCTAAATTATATATACCAGGTTTTGGATTTTGTAATACTACATTGATCGCTCTGCTAATATCAGAAATTCCTAGTATTGGCCTTGTTATCTCTTTATTATTAATAAAAATAGTGCCCAATTCTAGAGATTTTTTAGTCATTTTATTAATCATTAAATCTTCTCGCATGTTCGGGCTCCAACCGTTAACGGTTCCAAACCTAAATCCAATAATATTATATCCATCTTTAATAAAACGCAATGAATAATTATCAAGGGTGTATTTGGTCAAATCATAATTGTTTATAGGTTTAAAATTTAACTCGTCATTTTCATTGGTTTTTTTAGCGGTATTACCATATACACTGCCACTACTTGCATATATCAATGTTTGTTTTTTGTCTATTTTTGATACTAAGTTGACAAAATTATTTACATTGTTATTAAAGCTTACATTAATATCACCTTTGCACATGTTCACCGAACTGTGACCAGCAAGCAAAATAATAGCATCAAATTTATTTAGAAATTCCTTAGATAAGGAACGGTAATCCTGTACTGTACTGGTATTTAAATTTTTTTCAAACCAACATAAATCTACACTTTGAATTTGATAAATATGCTGAAGATCGTGAATCAACCTAGAGCCAATATATCCGTTACCCCCCAATATTAACACCGTACTATTCATTATAATTTATTTATGTGTCTGCGCGGCAGACAATAAATAAAGGTGCAACAGTAAAATTATTATGGCTATTTTAAACAAAGATCAATTCCCCTACATAATGACAACGCAGGCCGGTGTTACGGGTTATAACATTGTTGATTATAGAAAAAATACTTTCATGTGGCATATGCTAGATTGGAATGCTGATTCTAAGGATTATTGGTATTGCGAAATATTTCACGGCAATGCATTTGAAGTTTTTGATGTCAATGATATTATACCACCAGACATATTGTTTAAAATTAAAAATGATGGCAAGACTTTTTTATACATATGCAACTCCCATGAGGCTTTTTTAGATATCGTGGCGCCACTTTATAAATCATTGGTCATTGAAGAAAAAATACCTGCAGGTAAGATTATAATTGCTAATGAAGCAGCGGATCTTAATATTGAAGTAAAAAAATATGCTGATTTCATGAATTTAGAATATTTTAATGTACATTGGATTACTGTATTTCAAGCTGCTACAAGTATTACTACGAATAATTTAATAAGTAACTTGCGACCCTTACAGACGTTAGATAGTAATCGTACATATACCAAACGATTTTTAAATTTCAACCGCAGGTGGCGACTACATAGGCCAACCTTAGTGGCTCTTATGAAAGCTTATAATATATTGGATAAGGGATTGGTCAGTTTAGGGGACTGCGACGACAAATCTAATTGGGTTAAAATATATCCATGGCTAAAAGAGTATGTGTCACCTAATTCAGAATTATTAAGTGCTATTGAGTCTGTAGAAAATGAAATGCTTGAATTGCCCCCACTTTATTTAGATACTACTAATTTAATTGAAAATCAAGCTATAATGAACCTTTCTTCTGCTTACTTATATAACGAATCATTGATAAGCGTTATTAGTGAAACTACCTTTTATACTACCGGTAGAGCTTTTAATCCTGCTAGATTTTTAAGTGAAAAAACTTTTAAACCGGTTGGATATGGTCATCCTTTTATTATGGTCAGTGTGCCTAAATCATTAGAATTGTTTAGGGAATTAGGATATAAGACGTTTCATCCATATATAGATGAATCCTACGATTTAGAATTAGATGACTACAAAAGAATGTTAAAAATAATAAAAGAAATAAAAAGAATTTGTGATATGACCGAAGATGAAGTAAAAGAATTTATTAAATGTGTTAAACCTATTGTCGAGTTTAACCAAGAATTACTGTTAAATAAAAATAAGGGCCGAGCTAGGTATAATAATTTTTTTAGGAAAACGCTATGATTATAAAACCAACCGAAATAGATTTTAAAAAATATAAAAGATTTTTTGTTTTTGGGTGCAGCTTTACTTCATACATGTGGCCTACTTGGGCTGATGTGCTTTCTCAAGAAATGCCTAATGCAGAATATTATAATTTCGGGCATTGCGGCGGGGGAAATTTAATGATGGCGTCTCGTATCGCCGAAGCAAATTCTAGATTCAAATTTAATAATACCGATTTAATTATGCCTATGTGGACTACTTTTTGCAGAGAAGATAGATACAGACACGGGCATTGGTTGAACGTTGGCAATATATATTCACAAGGTGAATATAGTGAAGAATTTGTACGAAAATATTCTGACCCAAAAGGGTATTTGTTAAGAGATTTGTCATTTATTGAGCTTGCAACTAAATATCTCAGCACAATACAATCAGATTGTATTACACTAGCCAGTGTTCCTTATTATTATCAAATGGACATGAAAGACCATGCGTGGCCCGCGGTAAATGAAATTTTAGAAGTTTACAAAGAACTTTTAAGTGTTACACCTCCTAACCTAGTAGATTTAGAACTAAATGGTTATTTTAAATATGGTCATAGATATATTCGAGCAGCGGATGAAACAATTTATGATGATTATCATCCTAACACACTAAATTACTGTAGTTATCTTCAAAAAATAGGTATACCTTTGACAAATTTATCTATAGACTCTACAGAAAAATCAATGGAATTGTTAACCAGTACTAAAACTGAAAAACAAATTCATCTAGTATTTAATACTATGATTGTTGATAGAGCGCTAAAATTAAAACATATATTTTAATTTAAAAATAAATTATGAGAAAATTATGCGTAGCTGGATGTAGTTTTAGTGATTACACCAAAGTAGAAAAAACATACGGCGAAATATTGGCTAAAAAAATTAATTACGAATACATTCATGAAGGTGCGGGCTGTGGCAGTAATTGGAGAATTTGGAGAAAAGTTAGTAACCACATCTTAGATGGTATACTAACACCTGACGATTTATTAATTATTCAATATTCAAACAATACTAGAAATGAGTTTTGGAGTCGATTCCCTAATAGTTTTTTTAAAAATTCAATTGACAGACTTTGTGTTGTAGATAAATCATATGACAATGGGGCCATTATACGTTATAAGTCCAATGCAGCCACGTGGCAGTCTAATGAAGAAGAAAAAAATTTCTTTACAATGTATGAAAATAATTTTGTTAATGAAAAGTTTGACGACGAAAAATTTAGAGTACATAATTATAATTTTCAGCATATGCTGAAAAATAATAATATTGATACAATATTTTTAATTTCTGACAGAATCAACATAATGCCCCCCGATATATTAACTCATTTTAAAAATCATGAATTTCATGATCAACTAACAGCAGAAAGAAAATTAAAATATAATTTGTCTCCCGATGATTGGACTCATATGAATCAAGAAGGACATTATTATTTGGCCGAAAGGCTTTATGTTCATATAAATAATTTAAATTTAATATAAGGTAATTGAATGAAAAAAATAGCGATGATTGGAGTGGGTAAGTTAGGACAGGATTGTGCTGAAGTAATGGTAGATGCAGGTTATGAAGTAGTTGGATATGATATATCACCTAGGACACCTAATTTTTCTATGAAAAATACACTTAAAGAAGCGGTCATTGACCGTGACATTATTTTTATTGCTGCTCCTACTCCACATGATCCCATATATGGTGGAGAAACTCCTACCAGCCAATTGCCCAATAAAGATTTTGATTATAGTATAGTAATTAATATTCTAAATGAAGTAAATGAATATACTGATAAAAATCAACTAGTAGTACTTATAAGCACAGTATTACCGGGAACAGTCCGTAATTATTTGGCGCCGTGCATTACAAACGCTAGATTTATCTATAACCCATATTTAATTGCAATGGGCACTATTAAATGGGATATGGTTAATCCTGAAATGATAATTATTGGGACAGAAGACGGCAGTACTACAGGCGACGCGCAAGAGCTAATCAATTTTTATAAAGTTTTCATGAATAATAATCCTAGATATGAAATAGGAACATGGGACGAAGCAGAATCAATCAAGATTTTTTATAATACCTTTATTAGTACTAAATTAGCACTAGTTAATATGATCCAAGACGTAGCAGAAACAAATGGCAATATTAATGTAGACATTGTAACTAATGCACTAGCAAATAGTACACATCGAATTACGGGTCCTGCATATATGAAAGCAGGGTTAGGAGATGCAGGTGCATGCCATCCTAGAGATAATATTGCATTAAGATATTTAGCTGATAGACTAGATTTAAAATATGATCTTTTTGATTCTATCATGACCGCTAGAGAAGTACAGGCCGAACGCATGGCGCTGCGCTGCTTAAAGAATGGAAAAAACATTACAATTATAGGTAAAGCATATAAACCTAAGATCCCCTACACTAACGGTAGCGCCAGTATGTTAGTGGGTCATTATATTGAAAAACACGGCGGCAATGTAAATTACTATGATAAAAATACCGGCGACGTTGATTTAAAGCCTGACTGGACTGAGGTCATATTAATTGGTTATTGGGAAGATTGGATATACGGTACACTAAGTGAGATTGATTCTAATCACCGCATGGTGGTTATAATTGATCCATGGCGAAATTCAGATGATCGTTTTCAAAAATTATCAGGTCAATTTGAAATAATTGAATATGGTAATTCTAGACCAAAAAACTATTATGGGATAGATAAAGAAAATTATAAAAGTTGGCAATCTGACTGTTTAATTAAAGTATGCAATTTGTGGCCTAAATTAAAAAAATATTCAGAGATGATTCATTTAATTGACGCTGAAGTTGGACCAACTAATTTTCGACTAAGATCTACAGAAATGATTGTTGAAGAAATATTAGAGGCTAACAAAAACGGAAAAACTAAGTTTTTGTTTGATAATTTAGCTGAAGGCTTTCAATATACGGTAGTAGACAAAATTCATCGTATTGCAAATATACTCCAAGATAAAATTGATTCTAAAAATTTAATATACCTAACGTCTTCTGTTGGAGCAGAAAAAACATACGAAAATATATTCATTCAGAATTCTAGTAAATGGAAAAACAAAATTTCAATAATATCTACACATTCTTTTCAATTTTTTACACAAAAGTCTTCTTCTGAATCAATGTTTAACGAACTCATTAAATATGAAATTAAAGAAAAATCTAAAGACTTTTTGTGCTTCAATAAAGTTCCTCGTGGACATAGAATCAAACTTCTTGAAAATGTATTAAAAAATAATATATTGGATAGAACTTACTATTCATTTGAAGGCGAGCCAAATTGGATGGCACACTTACCTGATTCATTTAACACTATTAAATTAAATGAACATATGTTTCCTATAAGATTAAACATTACTTCTGAGAGAACAAATCCAGCAATGTTAGAAGATGATGACATTAAATATTTTGATAATAGTTATTTTAGTGTAGTTACGGAATCCGTTTTTTATCCTATCAATGACATATTCGGGCTGAATTATTATACACTGTATGATAATCTTTTTATTACCGAAAAAACTTTTAAATGTTTTCCTGCAATGCATCCGTTTATAGTACTTGCTCGCCCGGGAATATTAGCTGAATTAAAAAAACTTGGATATAAAACATTTTCACCTATCATAGATGAAACTTATGATACTATAATAGATGACGATCTTAGATTTGAAACGATTTGGGAAGAAATAAATAGGCTACTTCAAAAAACACCTGAAGAATGGATCCAATGGCAAACCAAAATAAAAGAAATAGTTGAATTTAATAAAAATCATTTTTATTCTAATGAAAATTACCTTTCTTCTGATAATATCGACTCGATATTCGGAGACTAATAATTGGATTTTAACTTAACATCATTAGCAGCTAGCAAAGCGGTACCTAAAGAAAAACCTACTGAAGATATTGCTGATGCACGGCATCGCAACATGATGGACGCCATTGCTCCTTATGCAAAAAAAACAGAACAGAAAAATTTAACACCGGTATATGTTGATTATAAAACTCGTAACACTAAATTAGTACTGACATTGTGTCCTGAATGGAGCCCGTATATGCCCCCTTTTAGTTTAGCCAGGCTAAGTGGTATAGCTAAAAGTGCAGGATATGAAACGACTATTATGGATTTGAATGTAAGAGCTTATAATGAATATCGACTAGATTGGCAACCTAACAATAAGCTTCCTTTCAGTTTATGGGATCCTAGTAGTAGTTGGCATTGGTTGGGTGATACTTATATTAATGATATACATCCAATATTGGAACCCTTACTAAGTAAGGCCATAGATGATATCGTTGATTTGAATCCACATGTAGTTGGATTTAGTGTATACTATATTAGTGAAGAGCCCACTAGATGGATGTGTAGGGAATTAAAGCGTAGACTTCCTAATGTAAAAATCGCTGTAGGTGGACCCAATGTACACAAAAGTTGGTTTAGGATTGAACCATATTATGATTATGTTGTTGTGGGTGAAGGCGAAGCAAATTTATTAGTTTTACTAGAAGAAATAGAAAATGGAATAACTCATGACGGACCTAAAATATTAAGTCAGCCTGAAGAACAGCGCATTAATATTACCGGCTTGCCAATGCCAGATTATGAATCTATAGACTTTAATCAGTATCAATTACCAAATGGTATTAACACCGAAATAAGTAGGGGATGTACAGCAAAATGTACATTTTGCGAAGAAACACATTTTTGGAGGTACCGTCAAAGACAAGCGGTCGATTTGATTACTGAAATAGAATGGCTATACTATAATAAAGGCACAGATGTTATTTGGTTCATTGATAGTTTAGTAAATGGTAATTTAAAAGAACTTAGAGCCTTTGTCAAAGGGGTCGCTGCCAAAGGTCTTAAAATTAAATGGACAGGATACGCCCGTTGTGATGGGAGAATGGATTTAGAATATATGAAAGATTTGGCCGCCGGGGGATGTATAATGTTTAATTATGGAATCGAATCTGGTAGTCAAAAGGTATTGGACGATATGGCCAAAGGCGTCACCATAGCAGAAATGGAGCAAAATTTTATTGATGGCAAAAAAGTAGGTATATGGGCTGCTACAAATTGGATTGTGGGTTTTCCTACTGAAAATTTTCAAGATTACGCTGACAGCATGACGCTATTATGGCGTATGCGTAATAATAATATTAATAACGCAGGATTGGGAGTAGGATACGGCATGGGTCCTGAAACTATTGTGGGACAAAATCCGCATAGATTTAATATTAGCTGGCACAAATATCAAGGTCATTGGATTACTAACGATTTTACCATGGGCGGAACTCATGTAATGACCAGAGTAAAAACTTTTCACATGTTTGCTGATTTTTTACAAGGTTGTAGTGAAGTACCTATAGGATATCCGGTTAGACATAGTTTAGCAAGAGAACACTATAAAATAAAATTAAATAATCCAAAATGTATCAAAGAAATTAATTATGAAAAGTTTGATTACAATATTATCGATGTAGATATTAATCCATTTGCTGATACATTGGTAAATGAGATGTGGCCATTTTTTAGAATGCTTTGGAAGACCAGGGGAGGTTATAAAGCAGAAGTAAAATTTCATCCCGACATTGACTTAAAGGAATTTGGTAGTCAATATGGTCCAGGCATGTATTATGCTACATATAAATTCAATATTACAGATGAAGGTAAGTGGGACGCAGATTTTGATATTATTTTTAATCAAGTAGATAATATCTTTGATGACAGAGAACCACCTCCACTAGGTAGAAAGGGTCCCTTTTACGCACAAGATTATAGTAGAATTCAAGCTAATACTGCCAAGCGGGCCCGCAAATTAGCTAAACCAACATGGAGTGAGGAAGACGGTAGAGATGGACAAGATTTTATGGATTTATTAAATGAAGAGGAAATGTTAAATAAAACTATAGATTTTTCGTTTAAGCTACATTGGGTCAGTTCAGGCGATTGGAGTAATTATGCTGATTATGAAGTTAAAGTTTCTGACACGACCGATGTCGTAATTCCTGAAAAGCAAGCAATGTCATCTAGCGAATTTGCAGTAATTAATATATCATCTATTAAACGCCGTGAATCCAATACTACAGTTTGAAACTATTATAAAAGAATATTATAATGCTCCGTATAGTATTGCGACCGATTGTTGCACTCATGCGATTGAATTGTGTCTTAGATTATTAAAACCAACTGAAGTGTCATGTCCTAGGCACACTTATCTAAGTGTTCCAATGACATATGAAAAATTAAATTTAGATTGGAGATTTAAAAATTTAAAATGGACCGAATATTATTATATAACTAATAATATTATTGATGCAGCAGTCTATTGGAAGTCAAATAGCTATATATCGGGCACTTACATGTGCTTATCATTTCAATTTAAAAAACACTTAAGCGTAGGTAGAGGTGGCATGATACTAACTGATAATTTTGAATCCTATGAACAGCTAAAAAAGATGAGCTACGATGGCAGGCTTCCAAATATTCCATGGGCTGAACAAGATATAGACACTTTGGGCTATCATTATTACATGACACCTGAAACAGCACAGTTAGGTCTTGACCGTTTTAATGAAGCAAAGGACACAGAACCTAAACAATGGTCTTGGAAAGATTATCCCGATTTAACAAATATAAGTATATTTAAATGTTAAGTAAAAATGAATGGGATCCACTTAACACGGTTATAGTTGGCATCGCAGATAATGCAATGCGGCCACCTATCACTAATAGTCTTAGAACAGTTAATTATGCTAATATTATAGACACAGGTGCAATCGAAGTTGGGCATTACCCTGCACAGGTCATAGAAGAGGCTAATCAAGACTTAGAAATATTATGTGATTTTTTTAGAAAAGAAAACATTAAAGTACTACGACCTGAATCAAATAATCCTCAATATTATAATTATTGTCCTAGAGATACAGTATTAATACATGATAATTTAATATTAGCCACACCAACTGCATTGGCTGAACGGCGCAGCGAATGGACTAGTTTTCAAAAACATTTGGATCAGGTTACAATCGCTCCTACTCCTAATAATGCTACTTTATATAACATAGACTGTATTAGAAATTCTAATATTTTAGCATTGAATGAAATAGATCCTTGTTTTGATGCCGCTAATATTATTAGAGCAAATGATGATCTATATTATCTAGTTAGTAACACCGGTAATAAAAAAGGCGCGGAATACCTTAGGTCATTGGGTAAAACTGTGCATACTATTGAAAATGTATATAGTTATATTCACATCGACAGTACTATTGCCTTTTTGCGTGAGGGATTAATGCTATTAAACCCAAAAAGAATTACTAATGTTAAAGAACAGCTGCCTGAGTCATTACATAACTGGGATATAATATGGGCCCCTGATCCAATAGATATAGGCTATTATCCTAATATATGCAATGCCAGTGTTTGGATAAATATAAATTTATTGTCCATTAACCCTAATTTAGTAGTATTAGAAGAGCATCAACATAATCTACGAATTGAATTAGAAAAATACGGCATTGAATCAGCCATGTTACCAATGCGTCATGCTAGAACATTGGGAGGGTGTTTTCATTGTGTTACGCTAGACCTAATTAGGAATCATATATGAGTAAATGGCAACGCGGGCATATTGGTAGATTTTGGAATATGGATGAAGTTAAACAACTCAGTTATACCAAACAATCTATAACACAAGTTGAAATTGATCAATGGGTATCTAAAGGATATGACCATGTCAAAAGTTTTACGGGGGAAATGTATGATAACCGTAATCCAATGCCTGAATTTATCGATAGATTTAAGCATATTTTTGATAATTATAAAAATCCTACTTTCACTTTTTATAGAATGCGAACATTGGATATCATGCCTGAGCATTCCGATCATTATACTACCTACATTAAATTATATGGGGCGGAATATAAAAATATACGCCGTATATTAATTATGTTAGAAGATTGGAAACCTGGCCATTATTTAGAAATAGATGGCACTGGAATTATTAATTGGATTGCCGGAGATTATTTTATTTGGGAAAGTGACTGCAATCATGCTGCTAGTAATATTGGTATAGAAGACAGGTATACTTTGCAAATTACGGCTGAGTTGCTTAGTGATAATTCAACTGACAATAAACTACATTGGTATAATATACCAAATCGTCTACCTAAGCCAGAATCACGACAATATTATATGAATAATGTATACAATGGATTGTCGGATAATATTAAGAATCAGCCTTTATACATTTATATGCTTAACCAAAATATTATTGAACTTTCATCAATAATACATGACAAAGCTACGATACAATATTTAAATCAACAAGGTCTTAACTTTTATTTGACAGAACCATTATGCAGTTATACGTATACCGTAGATTTACCTAGAAAACACTCTTTACAAATTTATTCGGAATTTACAGGGGATGAATCTGATTCCGTATTGAGAGCAGACGAATTAGATAGTATTAAAGATTATGCTATTAGTAATAAATTAACCAATATCAATGTTTATACCTGCGATTATGATGCTAAAAAATATTACTCTTATTACGCAGATTATATGAATATATTAACAGATGATTTGTTTATTCGGACTATTCCAAAAAAAACTATATATTATAATGATGTAAAAACTAATTTTAATAAAAAATTTATTTGTTTAAATTGGAGATTCACTCCACACCGGCAATTAGTAGCCGCATACTTATCCCAAAAGTCTAGCACTATTAGTTGGTATTTTAGGGGAGATTTGCCTGTTGTCGGTCAATTTAATTGGTTTAATATCTTTCAACTTAATAATCCTAAATATGATAATAAATTAATGAATGGTATAAATTATTTAAATGCCAATGCCCCTCTAATAGTTGATTTAGCCGCTGTGCCGGCGATCTCTTTGTATAATATTATTCATGATCAGTTAATTCCTGATACCAAATTAGTTAATAATATGGATAATCCAATTGTAGAAAAAGCTTATTTGAATGTTTTTTGTGATGTAGTTACAGAAAGTAGATTCGCTCAACCAACTGCTAATTTCAGCGAAAAGGTATTTCATCCCATATGGTATAAAAAACCCTTTATACTGGTAGCCCCTCCCCATACTTTAAGGTATTTAAAAGAAGAGGGTTATAAAACTTTCAATGAATTTTGGGATGAAAGTTATGATGAATGTGAAAATCATGGGGAAAGATTAATGAAAATATTCGATTTAATTGATTACATTGATAGTAAATCAATTGATGAGTTGCATGAACTATACGAACAAATGAAGCCAATACTAAAACATAATTATGATTTAATAAAACAAAAGCTACCTACAATTGAAAAATAAATACTTAAAGGAGAATTAAATGTTTATTATAAGATGGATTAAGAATATTATCAGAGAATATAAATATCGTAAAAGAATTAAAGAATTACGTAAACGGGATCCCTTTATTTACAAATGAACTATATAGGTATATCAGCAGGATTTCATGATGCGGCGATCAGTGTAGTAGACTGCACCGGTAACATATTATTTGCCGCGCATAGTGAACGCTATAGTAAGAAAAAACATGATAAAGATTTGTGTGAAGAGTTATTAACTGACGCATTAAGTTACTGTAATTCAGAATCATTTGAGTATCATTATTATGAAAGACCATGGCTAAAAGCACTTAGACAATTGCGTAGCGGTGAGGGATTCCATTGGCCAACTTGGCAAAAGTTGTTAGGTAATAATTATCATCAAATGGGAAAGCCAAAAATTCATACTCATAGTCACCATCTATGTCATGCAGCAGCAGGGTTTCAAACTAGTCCTTATAATGATGCTACTGTTGTAGTAATTGATGCTATAGGTGAGTTTGATACCATGACTATATGGGATGCTAGGTATGACCCCATAACAGGCAAGGCTAACTATGAGAAGTTATGGAGTATGCAATACCCAAACAGTATTGGCTTATTTTACTCAGCAATGACGGAACGAGTTGGGTTACGTCCACTAGATGAAGAATATATTCTTATGGGCATGGCAGCATATGGTTATCCTAATTATGTTGATGATATTATGGACGCTTTAATTGATCACAAAGATATACTGACCTTTACACAGAATTTACATGTGGGTTTAAGTAAAAAATTTTTAAAAGATGCTAAAGAAACAGACATTGCTAGTAGTAGTCAACAAATAATAGAGTATATGATTGCTACAGTTATCAGTAAGGCTAAAAATCTAGGTAGAAGTAGGAATCTAGTCTATGGCGGTGGGGTAGCATTGAATTGTTTAGCAAACAGACTACTAGGAAATATATATGAAAATATTTGGATTATGCCGAACCCAGGTGACGCAGGCAATAGCCTTGGTGCGGCAGGTCTTGGTTACGGCGCTAAACTTAATTGGAATAATGCTTTTCTTGGGCATGATATCATTGGGGATTATCCTGTTCATCGGTTACTTGATGTACTACTTACTGATCGGATGGTTGGCGTGGCTAGTGGCAGGGCGGAATTTGGTCCGAGGGCATTAGGTAACCGTAGTTTATTAGCAGATCCTCGAGGTAATGATATAAAAGATAAGGTCAATGAAATTAAGCGTAGACAAAAGTTTAGACCATTCGCCCCTGTTATTCTTGAGGAATATGTCTATGATTATTTTGACATGCCAAAATCGTGGGACAATAGCAGGTACATGCAAGTGATTGCTAATTGTAAATATCCTGATCTATTTCCTGCTATAGTACATGCCGACAAAACTAGCAGAGTACAAACAGTACCTAAAGATGGGTCAGGTATTAGAGAACTATTAGAAAAATGGTATGTTTTAACTGGATGCCCAATATTATTGAATACTAGTCTTAATATTCGCGGTGAACCAATGGTAAATGATAGAGCCGATGCTGATAGATTTGAAAAACTATATGGGGTCAAAGTTTTGTCATAAGTAACTACATCATGAAAGATGTATTTTATTACGGTCAAAAACCTAACGTTCACCCAAAAGAAAAATTTGCTTCGTCCTTAGCAGATGCTAGAAGTAAATCTACAACCGAACATTTTTGGATAATTAACGAATTCTGTGACTATCGTAATTTTGATTGGGATTTTGATTTTGAATTTCTACCTGATGAAGATGTGTGGGCTTCGAAACACAATAATATATGGCCCAGTCAACATCAAAAAGATAGCGGAACATGGTTATGTTCATTAGAACCCAGTAATATACTTATATATCGTGCTGATGTTAACCCTCTTATTCGTAAGAATATAAAGAATGATAATTGGGTAATATTATATCAAATTGATGAAATTAAATTTGATTTCAGTTGGCATCCTGATCCAACTGATCCTTCCTATACTTATGTATGGGGCAACCAATGGCATTCTGGTAAGATTATGCCTACAGTTAAATATTCCGTACCTGGTTCGTCTGAAGTAAAATATATTGAAAATAATATTGCGATACTAGCACAATTACTTGAAAACTTTGATATTCTTGAAGAAGTTGAGAATTTTGATTTTAGTTGGCATCCTAATCCAACCAGTCCTCCGTATATCTATGTATGGGGTAATCAATGGAATAAACCAGAAGATAAAATAAGTGTGCAGTTTGTTGTAGAAGGTGCAACAGAGTATAAGTATATGGACCAACGTGCTACTCGTAAGCCATGCATGGATAATTGGGTTATACCTAAAAATGTTGATATAGATGGATTTGATTTTAGTTGGGAACCCAGTCCAGCCGATCCCCCTTATATATATGAATTTGGAACTCAATGGCAAAAGACAGGTGGTCCTCGTTATATAGTTGAAGGTGCGACGGAAACAAAATATATTGATTTTCAAAAAGCAAAAGCATTACCTAATAAAGATAAATGGACAATACCCGATAATATTGATATTAACGATTTTGATTTTAGTTGGCACCCAGATAGTACGAGTCCTCCTTATATCTATCATTTTGGTACTCAGTGGGCACTGACAGGAGGACCTGTATATGCTTGTGAAGGTGCTACTGAAATCAAATATGTAGACGATATGGAAGCCAAAGCTCTACCAAATAAAACGAATTGGGAGTACGACTCTAATGTCATTGATGAAAGTATGTTTGATTTCTCATGGCACCCATATGTAGAAGATCAACCTTATATTTACCAATTTGGAACTCAATGGCAGAAGACAGGTGGACCTCGATATATTACACCTGGTACGCATAAAAATAGCCCAGTTAAGTATGTTGATACACGAATAATAAGGGCAACTAGATTGCCATCCAATAATTATTGGAGAGTTATTAATAACTACAAAATAGCAGATTTTGATTATAGTTGGCATCCAGATGAAACTGATGAGCCATATATATATGTATTTGGTAATAATTATTATCCAGCTGAAATTATGCCTACTATTGAGTATGTACCTGATAATATACCTAGATTAGCATCAGGCGACCCAATTGGTCAAATAAAATATGTTAATGATGTAGTTGCTAAATTAGGCCAAAATAAAACAAATTGGATTATACCTGAAGATGTGGATGAAGGTAGTTTTGACTTTAGTTGGGTACCTAATCCTAAAGATCCACCGTACATATACGAATTTGGTACTCAATGGCATGATAGGGGAGGACCTAAGTATGTGCTACCTAATAAAGGTCTTATATTAGCTTCAGGACAACTTATTGGTGAATATAAATATGTAAGTGATTTGGTTGCTACTCTAAAACTAAATAAAACTAATTGGATAATACCTGAAGATATGGATATTACCAGTTTTGACTTTAGTTGGGTACCGCACCCCGACGACCCCCCTTACATATACGAATTTGGTACTCAATGGCATGATAGGGGAGGACCTAAGTATGTGCTACCTAATTTAGGATTGGTAGGAACTTCAGGACAACTTATTGGTGAATATAAATATGTAAGTGATTTGGTTGCTACTCTAAAACCAAATAAAACTAATTGGATTATTCCTGAAGATATAAATGAAGGCAGTTTTGATTTTAGTTGGGTACCTCACCCAGATGATCCCCCTTACCTATACGAGTTCGGTACACAATGGCAGAAAACAGGCGGACCTAAATATGTAATTGAGGGGGCGACCGAGTACAAATATGTTGATATACAAAAAGTAAGAAAATTATACAATAAGAATAATTTTGTTATTTTAGATAATAATATTATTGATGAATTTGATTATAGCTGGCATCCAGATAGTACCGATGAGCCATATATATATGTATTTGGTAATAACCAATACCCAGCTGAAATTATGCCAACTATTCAATATGTAGTACCTGAAGCAACAAAAATTAAATATGTTAATGATATAGTCGCTAAACTAGGTCAAAATAAAACAAATTGGATTATACCTGAAGATGTGGATACCGCTAGTTTTGACTTTGGTTGGGTACCTAATCCCAAAGATCCCCCTTATATATATGAATTTGGCACCCAATGGCAAAAAACAGGTGGTCCTCGTTATATAATTGAAGGTGCGACGGAAACAAAATATATTGATTTTCAAAAAGCAAAAGCATTAGTAAGCCAAACTCACTGGACAGTACCCAGTAATATTGATGTTACCGATTTTGATTTTAGTTGGCACCCAGACGGTACAAGTCCTCCTTATATCTATCACTTTGCCACTCAATGGGCATTAAGTGGTGGTCCAATCTACACGGTAGAGGGTGCTACTGAAATCAAATATGTAGATGACATGGCAGCTAAAGCTCTACCAAATAAAACGAATTGGGAGTACGACTCTAATGTCATTGATGAAAGTATGTTTGATTTCTCATGGCACCCGTATGCACAAGACGAACCTTATATTTACCAATTTGGAACTCAATGGCAGAAGACAGGTGGACCTCGATATATTACACCTGGTACGCATAAAAATAGCCCAGTTAAGTATGTTGATACACGAATATTGAAAGCAAAACGGTTGCCTAATAAGAAAAAATTTGCAATAGTAAACAACTACAAAATAGCAGATTTTGATTATAGTTGGCATCCAGACATTACTGATGAGCCATACATATATGTATTTGGTAATAACCAATACCCAGCAGAAATTATGCCTACTATTGAGTATGTACCTGATAATATACCTAGGTTGGAATCAGGTGTCCCAATTGGTCAAATAAAATATGTTAATGATGTAATTGCTATACTGGGAGAAGATAAAACATTTTGGGAAGTACCTAATAGTATAGACGTTACTGGATTCGATTTCAGTTGGGTACCTAATCCCAAAGATCCCCCTTATATATATGAATTTGGCACCCAATGGCAAAAAACAGGTGGTCCTCGTTATATAATTGAAGGTGCGACGGAAACAAAATATGTTGATATACAAAAAGTAATCGCATTACCTAATGATAAATGGACAGTACCCAGTAATATTGATGTTACCGATTTTGATTTTAGTTGGCATCCAGATAGTTCAAGTCCTCCTTATATCTATCACTTTGCCACTCAGTGGGCACTAAGTGGTGGTCCAATCTACACAGTAGAGGGCGCTACTGAAATCAAATATGTAGATGACATGGCAGCTAAAGCTCTACCAAATAAAATGAATTGGGAGTACGACCCTAATGTAATTGATGAAAGCATGTTTGATTTCTCATGGCATCCATATGCACAAGACGAACCTTATATCTATCAATTTGGAACTCAATGGCAGAAGACAGGTGGACCTCGATATATTACACCTGGCACGCATAAAAATAGCCCAGTCAAGTATGTTGATACACGAATAATAAGGGCAACTAGATTGCCATCCAATAAATATTGGAGAGTTATTAATAACTATGTAGTAAAAGATTTTGATTACAGTTGGCACCCAGATGAAACCGAAGAACTGTACATATATGTATTTGGTAATAACCAATACCCAGCAGAAATTATGCCTACTATTGAGTATGTAGTACCTGAAGCAACAAAAATTAAATATGTCAATGAAGTAGTTGCTAAATTAGGACCAGACAGAACTAATTGGGTTATCATTCAGCCTATTAATGAAGATAAGTTTGATTTTAGTTGGAAACCTAATCCTAAAGATCCACCGTACATATATATATGGGGTAATTCTTATATTGATGGGAAAATTAAATCTACAGTTGAATATCGCGTTCCAAGTGCTACTGAGTACAAATATATGGATGAGTTAGTAGAAGTAACTCCAGAACGGGACCGTTGGATTATTCCTGAGTATATAGATATAAGTAAGTTTGACTTTACTTGGAGACCAGATCCATTAGAAGCGCCTCTCAAGTGGCAATTCGGTACTCAATGGCAAAAGACAGGTGGTCCTTGCTATATAATGCCCGATTCAATAGAAACAAAATATGTTGATATACAAAAAGTAATTGCATTACCTAATAAAGATAAATGGACAATACCCAGTAATATTGATGTTACTGATTTTGATTTTAGTTGGCACCCAGACGATACAAGCCCTCCTTATATCTACCACTTTGCTACTCAGTGGGCACTAAGTGGAGGTCCAATTTACACGGTAGAGGGAGCTACTGAAATAAAATATATAGATGACATGACAGCTAAAGCTCTACCAAATAAAACGAATTGGATTATACCTGAAGATATAGATGAAAACAGTTTTGATTTTAGCTGGCATCCAAATTCGAATGAAAAACCATACATATATCAGTTCGGCACTCAATGGCAGAAAACAGGTGGTCCTCGTTACATAGTTGAAGGTGCAACGGAAACAAAATATGTTGATATACAAAAAGCAAAAGCATTACCTAATAAAGATAAATGGACAATACCCGATAATATTGATGTTACTGATTTTGATTTTAGTTGGCACCCAGACGGTACAAGTCCTCCTTATATCTATCACTTTGCCACTCAGTGGGCACTAAGTGGTGGTCCAATCTACACAGTAGAGAGCGCTACTGAAATAAAATATGTAGATGACATGGCAGCTAAAGCTCTACCAAATAAAACGAATTGGGAAATACCTGAGTTTATAGATATCGATTCGTTTGATTTCTCATGGCATCCATATGTAGAAGATCAACCTTATATCTATCAATTTGGAACTCAATGGCAGAAGACAGGTGGACCTCGATATATTACACCTGGCACGCATAAAAATAGCCCAGTCAAGTATGTTGATACACGAATATTGAAAGCAAAAAGACTTCCTGCTATTGAACATAATTTTATTATTTTAAATAATAACATCATTGATGAATTTGACTATAGTTGGCACCCAGACATTACTGATGAGCCATATATATATGTATTTGGTAATAACCAATACTCGGCAGAAATTATGCCAACTATTCAATATGCACCTGATAATGTACCTAGGTTGGCATCAGGAGCGCCAATTGGTCAAATAAAATATGTTAATGATGTAGTTGCTAAATTAGGTCAAAATAAAACAAATTGGGTAATACCCGAAGATATAGATGAAAGTAGTTTTGATTTTAGTTGGGTCCCTAATCCCAAAGATCCACCTTATACATATGAATTTGGTACTCAATGGCAGAAAACAGGTGGTCCTCGTTACATAGTTGAAGGTGCAACGGAAACAAAATATGTTGATATACAAAAAGTAATCGCACTACCTAATAAAGATAAATGGACAGTACCCGATAATATTGATGTTACTGATTTTGATTTTAGTTGGCACCCAGATAGTACAAGTCCTCCTTATATCTATCACTTTGCCACTCAGTGGGCACTAAGTGGTGGTCCAATCTACACAGTAGAGGGCGCTACTGAAATAAAATATTTGGAAGAGCCGAATGCTGTAGCATTACCAAATAAAACGAATTGGGAAATACCTGAGTTTATAGATATCGATTCGTTTGATTTCTCATGGCATCCATATGCACAAGACGAACCTTATATCTATCAATTTGGAACGCAACACCAAAAGACAGGTGGACCTCGATATATTACACCTGGTACGCATAAAAATAGCCCAGTCAAGTATGTTGATACACGAATATTGAAAGCAAAAAGTTTGCCTAATAAGAAAGGATTTTCGTCTATTAATAATAATATTATTGATGAATTTGACTATAGTTGGCACCCAGACATTACTGATGAGCCATATATATATGTATTTGGTAATAACCAATACTCGGCAGAAATTATGCCTACTATTGAGTATGTACCTGATAATATACCTAGGTTGGAATCAGGCGCGCCAATTGGTCAAATAAAATATGTTAATGATGTAGTTGCTAAATTAGGTCAGAATAAAACATTTTGGGTAATACCTGAAGATGTGGATACTACCAGTTTTGATTTCAGTTGGGTACCTCATCCAGATGATCCTCCTTACATATACGAATTTGGCACTCAATGGCACGATAGGGGAGGACCTAAATATGTGCCACCTAATAAAGGTCTTGTACTGGCTTCGGGTAAACTTATCGGTGAGTACAAATATGTAAGTGATTTAGTTGCTAAATTAAAACCAAATAAGACTAATTGGGTAATACCCGAAGATGTGGATACGACCAGTTTTGATTTCAGTTGGGTACCGCACCCAGATGATCCTCCCTATATATACGAATTTGGTACTCAATGGCAAGAAACAGGAGGGCCTAAATATGTGCCACCTAATAAAGGATTATTTGGTGAATCAGGTCAACTTATCGGCGAGTACAAATATGTGAGTGAATTGATTGCTACATTGAAACCAAATAAAACCAACTGGATTATACCTAAAGATATAGATGAAAGTAGTTTTGACTTTAGTTGGCATCCAAATTCCAATGAAAAATCATACATATATCAGTTCGGTACTCAATGGCAAAAGACAGGTGGACCTCAGTATATATCTAAAGATATTCCTAGATTACCATCAGGCGTACCTATAGGTGGTCAAATAAAATATGTTGATATTATTAAAGCTAAAAAAATATCCAATAAAACTTATTGGACTAATCCTAACAATGCAGATATTAGTACATTTGATTTTAGTTGGCATCCGGACGAGAGTTCTCCTCCCTATATCTATCAATTTGGAACATTATTAGATAGAGAAGACGGGCCTAGATACATGACACCGAATACCAATGGGGTGATTTCATACTTAGAACGAGTTGAAAAAGAAGTTGAAGAAGTTGAAGAAGTTGTAGAAGAATTTGTAAAATATGATTTCCCTAAATATTATATTTCTACTACGCTTGACGATCTAGTAAAAGATCACCCAAATGAAATGTTTTGGGCATTAAATCCTAATTTAGATTATAGCGATTTTGATTTTAATTGGAGACCTAATATTGACCGATCGCAATATGAATCAGAATATGTTCATGTGTTTGGATCTAGTGCAAGTGAAAAAACACAGACTTATTTAGTTAATAGTGCAATGTGGGAGAAAGGTTTTAGAGAATTAAATTGGGTCATTGACAAAAAACTTGATGACGAAACATTATTTAAAATGTTTAAAAAATCCGATATGTTCTTTGTAGACAGAAATAATTCAGAATCCCAAGTAAGATTCGAGCAACTTAAACTTAAGTTTCCTAATATACAAAAAACAAGATATCTAAATAGTTGGGTAGATACTATTAATCGCTGTATCAACCGTGCTAGTAGCAATTTATGTTGGATATTAAATAGTGAACTAGATTATACTAATTTTGATTTTGATTATTATCCCAATCCGTGGCAAATGAAAATGGTTCATGTATTTGGAACTCAATGGAGTCACTGGGGTACTACCTTTATGGTAAATCGTGAGTCATTTGCGGAAGACACTAAATGGATTAAAATTATAGAACATTTAAACAATCTTAATTTTGTAAAAGATAGGACCGCCGTAGCCGATACCAATTTGTATGACATATATGTAGTAGATCACGGAAATAAAGAAACAGAATTAGTAGTTAATCAATTAACTAAAAAATCATCAGGTAAATCAGTTAATATTATTAAATATACTGAAAATTATTTACTTACATTTAGAAATTTATTAAGACAGCTTCCCGAAAAGAAAGACCATTATGTTTGGTTATGTAGTAGTATTTGTGATTATAGTAATTTTGACTTTAGTTACATATGCGATCCTTTCGCTCGTGAACAACTACATGTATTCCCCAGTGATAAACAAAATTTAGGTGATACCTTTTTAGTCAATATTAATAAATTCCGTGAATTAATTAACAATATGACTTTGTTGAATGAATATAATAAAATAAATTATAATCAACATCAGCGTGTTAAAAGATTAGAACCTCCTACTATTATTACTAATCATGATTCTCATGTATTAAGTGTAATGGAAGATTTTAATTTTCCATATGCGGTCTTCTTATCAGAAGACAACAAAGATTTAAAAGTTACAGATGAAGAACCTATTAGTTTATGGAGTAGCGACACTAAAAATATTGTCATAACTAGCACTGGCGGAACAAGAATCGTAGTTCCTAAAGAAGTTAAAAATTATGTAGATACTCAATTATATGATTATCCATATATTAAAAAGGCCAATACACTTGCTTCTAGTAATAAGTTAGACATTATCTTTTTAAGTAATGGTGAACCTAATGCGGATGAAAATTATGAAAATTTGTTGAAATTAACTAGAGGGTTGCCAAACAAAATTACTAGGATAGAGGGTATTAATGGTAGAGTAGCCGCATATCATAAAACAGCAGAGGTTAGTACTACCAGTTGGTATTTTGTTGTTTGGGGTAAGTTGTTTGTCAATCCAAAGTTTGATTGGTCATGGCAGCCTGATAGATTACAGATTCCTAAGAACTATATATTTCATGCCAAAAATCCATTAAACGGATTAATATATGGTCATCAAGCAGTTGTTGCATATAATAAAAAATTAGTATTATCTACTAAAGGAAATCAATTAGATTTTACTATGGAAAGCCCGCATATAGTTGTTCCTGTATTATCAGGTACAGCTAACTATAATTGCGATGCTTGGACTACATGGAGAACCGCTTTTAGAGAATGCATTAAACTTAGATACGATAATACGGAAGAAAGTAAAAATAGATTAAAAATATGGTTAACTAAAGCCATTGGAGATTTTGCAGACTTTAGTATTAAGGGAGCCAATGACGCTATAGAATATTTTGATAGCGTAGACGGGGAATATTCTAAACTCAAATTGAGTTATGAATGGGATTGGTTACGGAATAGATTTTAGGAGATTTATATATGAACTATATAGGTTGGAATAGATGGGATGGTGATGAAAAATTTTATAAATTTGTGCATACCGTTAAGTCCGGCACATATGAAAAGATAATTATATTTGGTCAAAACGAATGGGAGTGGCATAATATGCCACAGCCTCAGTTTGCTGAATTTATAGATTACTGTAATGAAATAAATAATCCATTAAACATAATTACCGCATCAGATCATTTACATTATCCTGTTATTAAACCAGTAATAATGCATTGGTGGAATACTTATTGGTTGATGAAAACTTATAACGCATTAAGAGCGAATGCTCACGGTAGAAAAGTATCCATTGATTTAGATAAATCGGTAGATTACCAACATTATTATATATCTATGAATAATAGACCTCATAATCATAGATTATACTTGATAGACTTACTATCTAAGAACGAACTATTAGAACACGGCGCAGTGTCACTACACATGAATTCTAATAATTACCGATGGAAATATTTTGAATATAAAAGAATGGTTCTAGAACCAGAATTTGTAGATGATAGAAATCAATATAGAGTGCCTTCTCAATACTATAGTTCGTTTGCACAATTAATTAGTGAAAGTTCTGGCACTGTTATTATGATGTCCGAAAAAACATCTATACCAATATTAATAGGTAAGCCTTTTTTAGTAGCATCTCACCAACATTTTCATCAATTTTTGAAAAGGTTGGGGTTTGAACTATATGATGAGATATTTGACTATGCGTTTGATAATGAACCTGACGATGGGTTGAGATATGATATGTTATTGCAAAACTTTAAAAAATTATCACAAATTCCAAAGGTAGAATTATTTGAATTACAACAAATGATTAAGAATAAGATAGAACACAATAAACAAAGGGCTCACAGTATCATTATGGATATGAATACTTATCCAAATATAGCCAAAGATGTCATTAATTGGTATAAAAAAACGGGTAAAATAATAGACAAACATTTGATAAATGATTGGGAAACATTACAACAGTTAAGGTCTATTGAAATTTGACTAAATATATAGAAGGTGCTATACTGTATTCATCGGTAACACAACGGAGTTCATCATGAAACGAGTTTTTGGTCTTGTAGTAGCGTTAGGTATTAGTGCTAGTACTGTTGGTTGTGCTAGTCACCAAGTTGCTCCGGCTTTAGCAGGAGCGGTGGTTGGGGTTGCACTGGCAGATGCAGCATATCGTCGCCCGGTTGTAGTGCAACAGCCGGTTGTAGTACAACCATCCGTTGTTATCCCGCAACGTGCATATCCTACGACTTATGCCCGTAGACCAATTTATGTTTGTGACTACTATAGTATCCCTAATCGTTGTTCATGGCAATAATAGGAGATCGTAAAATGAAAACAAAAATTCTAGCTGCCGTGCTAGCCATGGCTCCGCTAAGTAGCATGGCCCAACATCATCATGGTATGAGACATTTTGACCATCATCAATACTATAGAGGTGGATTGGGATGGGTAGCACCTGCTGTAATCGGTGGTGCTGTAGTATATGGACTAACCCGCCCTGCACCAGTAATCGTTCAACAACCGCCAATTTATATTCAACAACCTACTATAGTAGACTCATCACAGGTTGTAATCATTGATGGGGTATCTTATATTAAACAGGCTATGGTTATTAATGGAATAACACAAGAGGTAATGATTCGTCAATAATATTATGTATAAATTTCAATTATGGGTTAAGATTAACGACTTTCAAACTGCTCATACTATAGTATGGGCCAGCAATGGTTGGGAAGCCAAACTGTTAGGTGAGGCTCAGTATGGCGTAGGCAATGTTCTTAACTATACACAGGTTGACGACTAAATAAAAGTATTGTTGTAAAAACCGTAAGGAAAGAAGCAAGTCAAAAGACGGACAAGACGGGGGTGCGAATCCCCCCACCTCCACCAAAAGCATACTGTAGTGACGCTGGGGAAGAGTAATAGTCAGCGGTTAATAAATCTTCCAAGTGTGCTTTTGATGGGGGTGACTAGAATCGATTGACGGATGAGTAGATGAGCAGACAACACGATAGGCGATGGACGTAATCCAAGCAAAAACGATAATCGCAAATGATGATTATTTTGGAGAAGTACGCTTAGCCGCGTGATCTCCATGAGGTAGGAAAGACCTTATCACCAAACCAACCTGTAATAGGCCCTTCGGGGCCTATTATTTTGTTGTTTTCCCGCAACAGACCCGAAATTTGACATTAAATTAGCATAAGTGTATACTGTATCTATAGTGAGAAACAAGGAGCAGGCGATGAGCGAAGTTACTTACAAGCGTTGGGAAGAGTACACTCCATTGGAGCAAACCGCTAGTATTTGGTGGGACATGTATAAAGATGCCTATAACTTCCGCCCACGAGGTGTGGATACCTCTGACTGGACGCTAGAGACCTTCCGTAAGGAGATCGACTATCTCCAAGAAGTGATCGAGCGCAACGAGGCCCTGCGTGTCATTGAGGAGGACGTGGCTATCCAGCGCTTCGAAGAGCGTATCCAGCAGATCCTTGCAGTGGGTGCAAAGGATCGTGCAATGGCACTGCGTTGGATTCACGAGGCTGAGGATACGGACGGTGATGATGAGTACCTCTGCTTTCGAGTTGGCATCCCTTATGGATATTTCAAATGATGTATATTTTAACTACCCCAACTGGTAAGGTCATGCAATTCTATTTACAGGGTATGGCTGAAGTATATCAAGCAATTTATCAAGGCACAATCACTAAAACCTCTGCTTGACAATAATTCAAGCAGTTGCTATAATCTTTTTATCGTAATTTTTTCAACAGGAGTAATAAATGGCTCAAGTATCTGACAATCTTACTGTTACTAGCGTTCAGGCCCGTAAAGCAATTCTCAAGGCTTTCAAGGTCAAGCGTCCCGTATTTCTTTGGGGCCCTCCCGGAATCGGTAAGTCTGAGGTTGTTTCCGAAATCACCGAAGAGCTTGGTGGTTTTATGATTGATTTGCGTATGGCGCAAATGGAACCCACTGACATTCGTGGTATTCCTTTCTTCAACAAAGAGATAGGAAAAATGGACTGGGCTCCCCCAGTTGATCTTCCTGATGAGGAATTCGCTAGTCAGTATCCCGTTGTCTGTTTGTTCTTGGACGAGATGAACTCGGCAGCCCCCGCTGTACAGGCTGCAGGATATCAGTTGATTCTCAATCGCCGTGTTGGTAAGTATAAGCTTCCTGACAATGTGGTGATTGTCGCGGCAGGTAACCGTGAGTCCGATAAGGGTGTTACTTATCGCATGCCGATGCCCCTTGCTAATCGGTTCTTGCATATTGAAATGCGCCCCGATTTTACTTCGTGGCAGAACTGGGCAGTTAACAAAGGCATTCACAAGGATGTGGTTGGTTATCTGTCGTTTGCTAAACAGGATCTCTATGACTTTGACGCAAAGTCATCTAGCCGCGCATTTGCTACTCCCCGTAGCTGGTGCTTTGTGTCTGACCTGTTGAATGATGAAGAGGACACTGACTCTGATACACTGTTCAACTTGGTTGCAGGTTCGGTTGGTGAGGGTCTTGCTGTCAAATTTATGGCACACCGTAAGGTTGCAGGTCAAATGCCCGAACCTAGCGATATTCTCGCAGGTAAGGTTAAGGAACTGCGTGTCAAGGAAGTATCAGCGATGTATTCTTTGACGATTTCAATGTGCTATGAATTGAAAGACGCACTGGATAACAAAAAAGTTAGCAACAAACAGTTTCATGAAATGGCTGATAATTTCTTCAGTTACATCATGGCAAATTTTGAAACTGAATTGGTCGTAATGGGCGCTAAGATTGCACTTAAGACTTACCGTCTTCCGATCGAACCCAGTCAATTGAAAAACTTTGATGACTTCCACAAAAAATACGGGAAGTACATCGTAGAAGCAGGTAACTAATCAAAGGGGAGTTTCTCCCCTTTTTTTACTTGCAATTAAATACGGTATATGTTACAATATAGCATATATAAGATAAAGGAGTAGGTATGAGCGAAGTAATTGCCCCGACTAAAAAGCGTAAACGCAGTAAAAAATTTGAGAATTTGGTCGGCCCTACCGACACTAAAGTAGACTTCAATGCCCGTGAGCGGTTGGTAACTGCTCGGATTGGTCTGCTTCTACGCCATTCATTCTTTGGTAATCTTGCAACCCGTATGCAACTAGTTAACGCCGACGAATGGTGTTCTACTGCCGCAACCGATGGTCTAAAGTTTTATTATAACTCTAGGTTCATTATGATGCTCAAGCCTAAGGAAGTTGAATTCTTGGTTGGGCATGAAGTTCTACATGTGGTTTACGACCATATCGGTCGCCGAGGCAATCGTGATCCCCGGCTTTGGAACATTGCCGATGACTACGCAGTCAACGCCGATCTGAAACGGCACAAGGTTGGCGAGTTTATCAAAACCGTTCCTTGTTTGTATGAAGTAAAGTATGACGGTAAGTCTGCTGAAGAAATCTATGACGACCTTTACGAAAAGGCTGAAAAGATTAACGTCGAGGATCTTATCGACCAAATGATTGATGATCATATGGAAGGTGATAATCAAGGCGAGAATGATGGCGAAGAGATTGAAGGTAGCGGCAAGGTTAAAGGTCGTCCTAAGATGAGCCCTGAAGAGCGTGAGCGTGTCCGTCAGGAAGTCAAACAGGCTATCATCAATGCCGCACAAGGTGCTGAAGCAGGTTCTATTCCTAAAGGGGTAGAACGTATGATTAAACAGCATACTAACCCAATTATGCCTTGGCGTGAATTGATTCAGACTAATTTGACAAGTGCTATCCGCACTGACTTTAGTTTTATGCGTCCTAATCGTCGCGGTTGGCATATGGATGCTATCATGCCTGGTATGACCCCGGGCGAAGAAATTGATGTTGTGGTTAGTCTTGATATGTCAGGCTCTATCACTGATAAACAAGCTCAGGCATTCTTAGGCGAGATCGCAGGTATGATGGATGCGTTTGATGGTTACAAGGTCCATGTATTCTGTTTTGATACAGAAACTTATAACCCGCAAGACTTTACCAGCGAGAATATGGATACAATTGATTCATATGAACCAGTTGGTGGCGGTGGTACTGACTTTGATTGTATCTTCGGTTATCTTAAAGAAAATGCAATTGTACCCAAGCGTTTGATTGTCTTTACTGATGGTTACCCTTGTGGTAGCTGGGGAGACTCTGAATATTGTGATACGACATGGATTATTCACGGTGATAAGGATCCCAATCCCCCGTTTGGTACATTCGCACTATATGACGAGAAGTGACCTGATATATGAATCCCCCGATAAGGGGGAAACTATATATGCTAGAAAAGTAGGATCTACCGAAAGGGTTTTGATATCAATGAGTGAAAAGGCTTGGTCTCGTATCAATGAACAAGAGCAAGCCGAGATTTGGAAAGATATTAGAGGATTGGCAAAAACTAATCCATCGTTGAATGATGTATTGGATAGGTTGTTGGTAGTGTATGCGCTCATCAAAAAAGAAAACAATTAGGTTTATAGCCATGTGGGACATGTTTGGGCTTGAGTGTCTAATTAATGTCACACAAATTGAAAACCAACATGAACAATGGGAAAAAGAAAATGTTTTCCGTGTCCTTAAAAATGAGTCTACTACACCCAAACCAAAACATGTTCCATTAGAACAGATGATAATGCGGGCTAGGTATAATAGTCAACGCCATTATGAAATCTATGCCTTTGATTCAACATTAACCGAAAAAGATATTAGAGAGACATTTGAAAATACCCCACAAGTAATAGTAGATAGCATTCGTAGAACTGGTCATGAATTTTACAGTGATAGAGTCTTAGAAAGGTTACAGGTGATTGTATGATGTATATTGGTACAAGTTTGGGTGGTTGCTTGCAGAGTATCCTAAGGGGTGAAGTGTCCGAGGATCAAGTTTTGATGATTATTACTAGGACTAAATGTGAAACCTATGAGCAGTATGTTGGGGTAATTAAGATGTATTATGATGAAGGTAATCAGTACTCTAGGAATTCTCAAAGGTACGACTTCTCAAGATTTGATTTTGAAACCATTATGGAATTGGCTTCCAAACTTTACAATTCAGGTAGGATTCATCAGCCTAGGCTCTTCTCGGACAATGTGTATTCTGTTGCTGGAGAACTTTGGTTACAAGTAGTACCTACTAATAAGAATTCTTCACCCGCGGTAGTAGATGCTTATGAAAAATACAAAATAGTTGATGCGCTAACACGATGATAAAAATTGATCCTGTGGTTTGGTTTACTACAAGATGTTTAGACTTTAAGCCAGCTCATTTCGTATTGGCTAAAACTTCAGTAACTACTAAGTCTACCGAATGGATAGTAACTAATCTTAAGGGCAGATATGCTCTAATATCTATTATAGATGAGTTTTATCAAAAATCTCAAGTTCCTGCATTTGAGGATCCAAGAGAAGCTGTATTATACGAACTAACTTGGTCATAATAAATTTTACAATGTAGTCAAAATTTATTAAATAATTATATAATCAGGAGATTGAAATGAGTTTCTTAAGACATGTAGGCAAACACGGTGATCGTAAAATAGCAGTTATCTTTAGGGAGGTTCCCGGAGAGCCACATATGTGTTTGGTAACATACACTGAAACATTGAATATGCATGTTCACGACCCAATGATTCAATGTATTGAAAGTGACATTGGTCAGAATAGTGAAAACTTAGCAGATGCCCTTAACAGAACGTACACCAAAGACGGTAAACCTATTCTTCATGTACTTCACCATGAAGGTCAACTTAAAAAGGTTAATACAGAACAAATCGTAATGACCCCTCAACCTAATACTAGAATCAAGTTAAATGAATTGAACAAGATTCTAAACGAAATGCAACAGGGTGAGGAAGCAGTCCGTAGATTGGCTGAAATGGATAAAAGTATGGGATTACAAGATCCTGCTGATGTAGTCCGTAGAATGCGTGGACCACAATCTGGTGTTCCAGGATCAAGTGATATTTTAGGTGATAGTTCATTAGCACAACAAAGAATTGAACAAGCACAAAAAATGGAGCGTGAAGCACAGGGTCTATTAGCTGAATCAAAGCGTTTAATGGAAGAAGCTAAATCATTAGATCCCGATATTGGTGCATCCACAACACCAGTTGTTGACGCAACTCCAGTTAAGGCAAGAAAATCAAGAGCAAAAGTTAGTGCATAATGTCACCAGAATTTATCTCCAAATGGGAACACATCCTAGAGGATGTTGAAAAACAAAAAATTCCAGTGCAATTCATTAAAAAGATAGTACTGAAATTGCAGGGTAAAAGACAGCAAACAATTAATATTGAAAAATTTTTAAGCCAAGGTCTAGATCCAGATCAAATTGAAGAAGCGGTAAGTAGAAAGCTTCATGAACTTGATGATTCTATTACTAGCCTAGAATTTATTCTCAATGTTCAAAGTATTGCTGATACCGTTCAACCTGAAACAGATCGTTTATTGGGCAATTTATGAAATTGATTATTGCCTGTGACCCTGATGGTGGGATAGGTTATCAGAATAAATTACCTTGGAATAAAATTGAAGGTGATTTACCTAGGTTTAAAGAATTAACAACAAATAATATTGTAGTAATGGGCCGTAATACTTGGGATAGTCTTCCTAAAAAACCATTACCTAATAGAATTAATGTTGTGGTTACTAAAAATAATATTAGCGAAGTTACTACTATTCCTATTATATCAGAACATTTCAAAAATGATTACCCCAATGCTTATTTAATAGGTGGTGCTAAATTAATTAATACGAATTGGTGGGCTATAGATATGATTCACCTAACAAAAACTTATTTTAAATATGTTTGTGATACTTTTATAGATTTAAATTATATAGAGAAAATGTTTAAAGTTATTCAAAGTGAAAATCATAGCGACCATGTTTACCAAGTTTTAAAACGCAAATGAAACAATATATTGACTTATTAAAAGATATACTAGAAAATGGCGAAATGAAAGACGACAGAACTGGTATAGGAACAATATCAGTATTTTCTAGACAATTAAGATTTGATTTACGCAAGGGATTTCCTGCTGTTACTACTAAAAAATTAGCTTGGAAAGCCTGCGTGGGTGAACTATTATGGTTCATTGAAGGTAGTAGCGACGAGCGTAGACTAGCTGAAATAACATACGGTACTAGAGAAGGTGCTGTTACAATTTGGACACCTAATGCGTTGGCAAGTTATTGGAAAGATAAGGCAAAATTTGACGGTGATTTGGGAAGAGTCTACGGAGTACAATGGCGAAATTGGTTAACACATATTCCAACCGGCAACCCCGATCTTGATGGAATTAATGGTAAAATATACTTTAATCCAATATACGAACATATTGATCAATTAAAAAATCTACTTAAAGGACTGGTAGAAGATCCTAATGGCCGTAGACATATTCTTAGTGCATGGAATGTTGGTGAATTAAATCAAATGGCATTGCCACCTTGTCATGTTATGAGTCAATATTATGTAAACAAAAAGCGTGAATTGAGTTGCCATATGTATCAGAGGTCCGTGGATGTTTTCTTGGGTCTACCTTTCAATATTGCTAGTTATGCTCTACTAACACATTTGATTGCCCATCATTGTGGTTACAAAGTTGGTGAATTAATTATCAGTACCGGTGATACCCATATTTATAAAAACCATATTGACCAAGTTAAAGAACAATTATCCCGTGATCCGTTATCCTTACCTACATTAATGCTATCCGTAGAAAAGAAAGATATTTTTACAATGACTATGAATGATATTCACTTAGAAGGATATGCTAGCTATGACCCAATCAAAGCGGAAATGGCTGTATGAAAGATTATATAGAAACTAGGGTACATTACTTCAGCGTAGGTGATGCAGAAGATCCTGATATCTATGCCGCTCAACCCCTTTGGGAATTTCAACAGACAGAAAAGGGCAAGTGGATTATGGATAATTCTATTGAAACACCTATTTGGCATCGGCATATAGATCATAATACATTTGGTTATACTTATTATGTTACCGCTAAATTGCCTAAAGAAAAATATACATTTTTCAAACTTAAATTTGATTAATTGAATCCCGTAGATAAATACGGGCATGTGGATCTTATCTGTTTTACCTAGTTACGCTATACATGGTTTATTAACTGCTGGTATTATTGGTGTAATTCTAGGCTTTGTATTAGGGTTTATACCAATAATTGGTAAATATAAACTACCCATTCAAATTATTAGTATATTAATACTAACTCTTGCCTTATACTTAGAGGGCGGGTTAGAAAATGAACGCTTATGGCAATTGAAAACTAAAGAAGTAGAAGCCAAAGTTGCTGTATCAGAAACTAAAGCGGTAGAAAAAACTGTAGAAATACAAGAAAAGATTGTAAACAAAACCAAAGTTATTAAACAAAAGGGCGATGACATAATCAAATATATTGATAAAGAAATCGTTAAAAAAGAAGAGATTGTCAAATATATAGAAAATTGCCCAGTGCCACAAGAAATAATTGAACAGCATAATAAGATTGTAAATCTATCTAGTCAATCTTCGGGCGAGAAGAAATGAAAAAGTTAATACCAATGGTATTATTACTATCAGCCTGTGCTAGTACTCCTGTTCCAATAGAGCGTAAATTTCCGCCGTATCCTAATACATTGTCAGAAAAATGTGAGCCATTAAAACCAATTGAACCTGCTGATAAAGTAGCCATTACAGACATGTTAAAAACAGTAGTTGAAAACTATGTAACATATTATAATTGTGCAACTAAAGTTGAAGGTTGGCAAGAATGGTATATTGAACAAAAAAGAATATTTGAAAGCGTAAAATAATTCTCAGTTCACAAAAGCCTTCTATGTGATAAATACTGTATAGATTTGGAACATAGCTATGGCCACAATTGAAGTTATTAATGTAGGGGCAGCTGCCAATGATGGCGACGGTGATCCCTTACGCACTGCCTTTCAAAAGGTAAACAATAATTTTGCAAATATTAATTCTATAGGATTTTCTACAGCACAGGAAATTACTGTTGGTGTAAGTCCTCAATTGCTATTAAGTACTCCTGTATATTATTTTACACAGGCTACTATGCAAATTAATTCTAGTAATTTACTGAATGATGATAGTCAAAATATTGTGATATATTCAGCAATTAATAATGGATTAACTGATGTTAATTGGACAGGACAATTTAGTCAATATTTTGGAAATCTTGTAACAAATTTTGACATGATTGTAGAAAATGGCAATGTTAATTTATATGCACTTCCTTTGGGTAATGCAGCCAATACTACAATTTCACATTTTATTTCTTATCAAATAACATATAATTATATAGCTTCAGGCAGTATAATAGCACTTTCCCAAGATACAAATTCTGAATTGGTAACTGAAACTGGATTATTAATTACAACATGAGGGCTAGAGAATTTATTACAGAAGCAATAGGATCTATACAGCCTGCGTTAGAGCGCACATTACCTGCAGCATGGGTTATTGATAAATTAAAAAATAATGATTTTTATACACAATATAGATTTGGTGTTGCATTAGCAGGAGCAAAGGGAGCTAAACAGCGGCAAGAAGATTCTGTACCTGAGTTCGCTAAAGAAACTCCATGGGGAGAAAATTTAGTTATAGTATCATATGCAGGCAGAGATCCATTACAGGGATATCTAGATGATGCAATGCATGAGATGGGA